GATTGTGCAACCCAGCAGCGGTAACCGTTCCGTTGGTTGCAAACGTCTGCGAGCGATTGAATTTGATTGCCATATTAAGCTACCACCCTTATTGCTGTTGCGTAAATTGTGCCAGCAGGAATTGTTCCATGTGAAATTGTATCTGTATTAAGAATTGTGTATCTAACAACATTTGCGCCTTCAACCCTAAATTGGCTCATCATTCTTGCTCCTGCGGTAGGTACTCCAGCGGTTCCAGAGCTTGAGCTAAGTGAGTTAAGTCCACCAAATACAATATCACCAATCGCTGCACCAGAAACTGTAAATGTTCCAGTTGTTATGTTTGATCCACTTGTTACTGAATCAAGGTCTTGAAGTGTCGCTCCAGTAAATGCAGCAGTGCCATAATTAAATGCTGTAACTCCGCCAGTAGAGCCAGTAATCCTAGCTGTTCCAAATGTAGCAGAAGCAATCGTTGATACGTTTACTGACTCAGTCCCAATAGTAGCAGTTCCGGTTGATGCAGTAAAGCTTGTTCCAAATGTTGCTGGACCGGATGCAAACAACGTGCCAATTGTAGCCGTTCCAGTTGATGCTGTAATATTCGATCCAAAAGTAATATTCCCAAGCTGAAGAGGAATCGTTGCTGTGCTGATCGTTGCCGTGCCAACGGAAAGCGTTCCAATCGTGGCCGTTCCTGTAGATGCAGTTAGGCTTGATCCAAAAGTAACAGGTCCCAAAAGACTGCTATTGCTTGAAACTGTGAATGATCCGGTGCTTTGGACAGCATCAATTCCAATTGAAAGAGCAGATGAGGTATTGTCACCATCTGTAATAACCTCAACCGATCCTGCCGTAGGCAGCCCACCAGTACCAAAGGTCTTCAATAGCTGTGGATAGCTAGTGGCAATATTCTGTGTTCCAAGTGTAGGCATTTAATCTCCTAGCCGTTAAAGCGGTTTTTAAGGACATCCCAGGCCATTGAGCAGACAAGCCCAATAAGACCGGCAACAGCCAGAAGCCTCGTCCGGAGGTGTTCCAGCGCAGATAATCTATTAGCAACATCCCCGTGGAAAGCAAGTGACCTTTCTACCATAGCGTATAATTGGACCTGACGCTCCTCCATCCTGGCGAGCCTAACTTCCAATTCCCATACCTGATCCTCACTCATGGCTTAACCCTTCCGGCATCTTCGGCTGCGCCCATGTCGGAGTATCTAGGTAAAACATTGTTTTCCTGCTTGCGTGGTGAGCAGGAGGATACCATAAAACATAGAAGAATCATGCGAATCATGCGAAAGGATAGGTCTTTCCAGCCCCAGCGTTGTAAAGAGATGTAATTTCTGATGCAGACAATTCTTTATTCCAAATTCCAACTTCGTCTATTGTGCAATCTTTTCCAACCGCAAAATCTCCATTAGCATTCCCATTTAATGAAACATTTTCTGTTGGAATATTTGCGTAATTTCCAGATGAAGAGATAGAACCATCTAATGCTCCATTCACATAAACTTTAAGAGAACCAGTTCTTTTCCAAGTCATTGCAAGATGATTCCATTGTTCATCGTTTACATAAGATGATCCAGTTGCTCTGTCATAATTAGGACTTGAACTCCAAAATACAGTTCCAAGTAATTGCCCACTAGCAAGCTCCATTGCAATTGAAGATCCACTCCAATTGGCTCCGGTGCTTTGATTGACTATAAAAAGCAATGGCTCAAATGTAAATACCCAAGCTGAAATGCTGTATTCATCTCTCGAACCATTAAGAAATGTTCCACTTCTGGATAGATATGTTTGATCGTCTGTACTAATTAAAGCTGATTGATTTATTACACCAGTAACAGATTCCAATGTGCCTATTCCATTTGGAGTTGTAAGTGTTCTTCCGTTTCCAGATGAATCAAGAAGTGAAACGCCTCCACTTCCATTATTATCAAATTTCCAGTAAGCTAGTAATCCAGTAAGCAGGGAGGACGGCGCAGCTCCTCCACCAATTTTTGGTAGATTTTGTACTCCTAATCCCAGGGATAGTCTTGGCATAAAATTACAATGCAATCATCCGCCAAGGGATTGAACCTTTGGCGGATTGACTGCTAATAGGTAATTAGCCCTTGTAGGCAATCACACGGCCAGTTCCAGCAGTGAAGCTGTTAAACTCACCATAGATGATGTTGCCAGATCCAATTGTAACGCCAGTCAGGGTGCCATCATAGTTACCAGAAATAGCGCTGAATGTAGTATCAGCGAGCATTTGAATCGCCCAATAGCTACTTCCAGCCACACTTGTGGTTCCAACTGTGAAACCATTCCTGGCCCCAAACCTATCTGTATCGGCAGACATTAGCTGTAGACCGGGATCTTGTACGAAGTGCCGTTGAGCTTAATGGTAATTCCGAGAGTGGATGTTCCGGATACGAACGTGCCAGTCGTGGCAGTCGTTGTGAACTCCATCGCGGTGGATTCCAGCCCGGAGTTAATCCGAACAGGCTTTCCCTTTGCCTTCAATTCCCGGCGAATATATTGTGAACTCATGGATCTAATTTCCTATGTTTTGCCCAAACTTGTTTGATTGTATCGGCTTTATGTCTTGGGCGGAACTTTGAGCCGAGTTTCTGTTCTAGTGCGTGATAACCTTTAAGAATGTTGCGACCATCCATGGCTGCCGGATGATATGCTGGTTCTGAACCACAATTTACAAGTCTGAAGCTGGAGGGAAAGTTGCGTCGTTTTAGTTTACTTGGGACATTGTCCCTTTCATCTACCGGACGCTCGAGCGTTACAACGCCCCCGGTGTCCCTGTCTTCGTACTCGTAAAGTGGCATCAGTCCGTCATCTCTCCACCGTCCATCTTGACGGCTTCATTCCTGAGACGCTCGCCTTCGGTTTCGGCTTCTGGAGATTCTTTTTCAATTTCTCCTTCTGCTTCGCTAACGCGAACGACGGCAACGCCTTCTTTGATTTCAACAACTTCTCCGGTCAATTCAACCATGTCACCGATTGCAGGCTCGGCCTGTTCAGTCTCTTGCGAGATGGTTAGATTTTCGATCGGAATATTTACCATGTTAGCCATTTTTGACCCCTTGCTTTTAGGCTCGGGCCCGGGGAGATTTTTGCCTCCCCGAGCCTTCGCTTCGGGCCCGATCATTAATACGATCGCGCCCATTTAATTAGCTGACTTCAGAACGACTAAACACGACTCGGTAGAACGCGTTGTTCAAGGTAATCGCGGTGTAGTACGTTTTGACAGCGACCGAGGTTACCAAATCCAGAGGGTCGGACTTGTCCGGACCTTCTGCAATTAGGACCTTGGGGCTATAGGGCGAGTCGCCTGTGAGGCTAGGTACGCCGAATGCCTGGTCACCGAGCACAATGTTCGCCAAGAAAGGCGCAGTGCTGGAGTTGTAGGATGCAGCTGCAGTGCCAGAGATGGCATTAGCAGAAGCAGAACCGAAGGACAGAATGTTGTGCGACAACAGAGTCTTCACTCCGTAGTACGTGCCAACTTCACCCTTCAGCAAGCTGTCTACGTTCGAGTAACGATGCGCCTGGATATAGTCGTCATCGTTTAGGATCGAACGAGCAGTACGAGGATCTGCAACCAGGACGTATCCGCCTTTGATTGTAGGAGCCTTGTCAACTCGGAGAGCAGTCACGGAATCGAGCAAGTCGAGCGCCGTGAATGACGAGTTGGCTGCAGTCGCGGCGATGAATGCCGTCGAGTTGCTGTTTTGCGCGTAGCGGACCGAGGTCGACAGAGTGCCAGTTCCAGAGGTAGTTCCGGTCGTTAGCACACGGTGAACGAGCGTATCGGCATGCAACGCATGATCTTCCGCCAATTGAGTCGTGGCCTGTGCCATTGAATCAAACAAGTTTGTGGCTTGCAAGATATCAGACAGCTTGACCAAGCTGGCAAACTGTTGCAATGATGCCTGTACAGTCGACAGGGTCAACTGACGTTCGTTCGATCCAGGGTTTGTGCCTTCCGACGTTACTTCGATGATCGAGCTAATGCTCGGGTTGTCGTAGCGGAAAAATCTAATTTGTTTATTCCCATTTTTCCGAGGAAGCGCCGCTTTCATTCCAAATTGTTCCATCTGAAGGATGGGCAATTGACGTTGGAGCAACTCTTTCGAGAAGTACTCCTGGTAGGCCGCTGCGAGCGAGCCAGAGGTTACTAGTGCCTTATAATTTTATCTCCTGTTGTCTAAACCTTAGTTAGCGTCGTCAAACTCTATCGCCATTCGGCGAAGCTCGGCACCTTGTTCAGCTACGGATAAATCCTTAAACTGTTTCTTCGGCGCCGGGGTTGACGGTGAACCAACTCCAGGTTGTAAACGTTTTTTGAACTCCGCATTTTCTTTGCGGAGCTTTTCGACTTCGTCTGCTAATCCGGTTGAGTTATCCGTTTTCAATGCAAGCTGTGCGATCTCTACCGCGTCGACAATTCCATCGGCGTACTGACGAAGAACTGCCTTCGTCTTTAGCAACTCCGAAACTTTCTTGTGCAGTGGAGACGTGGCGTCCTTCAATTCTGGATGCCTGTCTGCCATCTTGGAAAGATTGTCGTTCCAGGCTTTCTCTCCGTGCTCCCTGACCTTCTGTTCGTGTTGCTTTAGTTCGTATCGCTCAACTTCTGTCGCCTTCTTTTCGGCTTGCTCGGCCAGGTCCTCTCGACCCTCTTCCCGGAACTGCTTCGCAGCGTTTCGGTAGTCGGTCGCGTCGAACTTGCCTGCTGGTCTCTCCTGGTCTGCCTTCCGGGCCTCTTCACGTTCGCGCATGAATTCTTGGCGCTCACGTTCCAAGCGTTCCTTTTCGGCCTTAGACTCCGCCTTAGCTTGCTGAATGGCATCCCATTCCTTCTGCTGACGGTTCTTTAGCTTCTCGTACTTGCTGGGTTCCTTGGCCTTGTCGGATGACTCAACCGGACTCTCAGACTCTGTCGTTGTTAAAGAACTATCACCTTTTTGATCCACGACTTCGGTCG